GTCGGGGTTGGTTGTCGCGGCAGCGCCGGACATGGCGACCACGATGGACTTGCTGGTGGAGTCAAGGATCAGTAATGCCATGTTGTCACCTTACGAAATGAACCAAGCGTAGGCTTGTGCGCCTGCTGCGCTTCCGCCACCGCCGCCTGTTGTAGTCCATGACAGCGTGCCGCTGCCATTGGTGCTTAATACTTGCCCGCTTGTGCCGTCAGCAGAGGGCAGCGTGTAATTGATGTTGTTCCCGGTAAATGGGGCTTTGATCGTTGTATAACCAGAACTTGCGCCATCTAACCGAATTTTTGCGCCGCCACCGATATGTAACGCTTCTAACGGAGGAGTTACTTGAATACCAACTGCTTGCCCAAGATATGAAGGCGCACTACCGGCCGAATAAAAATTATACCGGCCTTGACCATTATCCATAACTTGAGAACAAAAGCCGTAAAAAGTTTTGCTTGGCGCGGTTCCGCCACCAACTCCATCAAATGCGGCATACGCATACGTTGCACCGGCATCACTTGCCGGAACGCCTTGCACATAATAATGGTAAAGGGATGAAGTATTAGATGCACCGCTTGGATTGGAATAATAATTGTATACAGCATAAGATGCCGACGATGAAATTGTGCCGACGTTTGCAATGCCGTAACTTTTTGTTGCGTTAGCAGTTAATGCTCCGCTGATATTGACCTTTGTATCGGCAGATGTTGTGCCGCCGATGCCGACGTTGTTGCTTCCGTCAATGATGAAATCAGACGTATTTTTGATTAGTTTGCCGGTTGTGCCGTCAAACCGAGCAACCGCATTAGTTGTTGCTGATGATGGCCCAACGACATCGCCGTAGGTTCCGCTGCTAGAAATTGTGATGCTGCCCGCACCGTTGCTGATGCTAATGCCAGAGCCAGCCGTCAGCGTTGTGCGAGTAAACCCAGAGCCATTACCAATATCTACTTGGCCGTTGGTGGGCGTGGTGGTCAGCCCCGTGCCGCCATTGGCAACTGCAACTGTGCCGGTGACGTTGGCCGCGTTGCCGCTGATGTTGCCCGACACATCAGAGCCGGGAACCGTGGACGATGCGGTAAACGCCGACGTTCCATTGCCTTTAACGTAACCCGTTAATGTATTTGCGCCCGTACCGCCATTGGCGACGTTTAGCGTGCCACCAAGTGTCACCGCGCCTGTTGTAGCAGTAGATGGCGTCAATCCCGTTGCGGCGGCGCTGAAACTAGTTACGCCCGCCGAACCGACCGAGGTAAATGACCAATTCGCTAGCGTTCCCGAGCCGCCATACACATCCGAATAAATGGTTAGCGTCGTACCCGAGAAGGCGGTGATGTTGCCTTCCATGAAGTACGTTGGGTCGGGCGGGTACGCCACACGCACACGCGAACCAACGGTAAACGCCGTGTTAGTGGAATTGAGGTTGGTCGTAAACGTCTTTGTGCCCGTGCCAATGGCAACGGACGAGGTAGAGGTCAGCCCGTAGTAGCCAATGCCGATCTGCGTCAACTGCGCGGTTGTAACGATGACGCCGGGGGTCAGCGGGCGAGTCGGGGACGTTTGCGCCGGATACGTCTGAATGGAAACGTCGGTGCTGGTTGCCGCCCAACAAATTTGCAGATAATCGCCAGCGGCAAGCGTGAAAACGTAGTTGCAGATCGCGATCAAGTGCCCGTTGGTGCCGCCGTGCTTGTTGGGGACGCTGAACTGACTGTTAGAGCCGGTGAGATCTGTGCCGTTTTTACGCACCCAGATATCAGCGTCGTGGATACTGTTGTTGGCGTTTTCCAGTTGAATGGAATACGTCAGCGAATATGTCCCGGCGTTCGCATAGGTAATGCGATTGGTAACAAGGCTAACGCCGTTGGATTCATCAGTCGTGCCAATCGCCACCACATACGCCGTTGTCGTGCTGGCAATAGTCTGGTCGGTTGTGTCTTGGAACGCGCCGTAGTACGCCGTTGAACCGACGCCCGACGAAATGCTTGACCACGCAGGCGCACCCGAGCCGGTGGACTGCAAGTATTGTCCTGCCGTGCCTGCGCTGCCGACAAGGATGGCCGTGCCATTGCCATACGCCACGCCGCCTGCGGTCGGGGTTGCGGTGCTGTTCGTGCCGCCGTTGGCAATCCCAACCGTACCCGTAAGGCTGATGTTGGGCGTATTACCGCCCGAGGAGGCAAGCGGGGCAGATGCCGTGACCGAAGTGACCGTGCCAACTTCCGGCGCGTTAATTGTAATTGTGCCGTCGCCATTGGTAATGGTTACGCCCGTGCCAGCCGTCAACGTAGCCTTTGTCAGCCCGCCTGCGGCGTTGCCGATGAGCAGTTGACCGTTGGTATAGGTTGACTCGCCTGTGCCGCCATTAGCCTCTAATAGGACGCCTGTGACGCCTGTGGTAAGCGGTAACCCGGTCGCATTGGTCAGTACGCCCGCAGTCGGTGTGCCGAGGTTGGCGTTAGAAAGCGTCTTATTGGACAGCGTTTGCGCCGAATCCAGCGTAACGGCTTCTTCGGCAGGGTATGCAACAAACACATCTTTGGTATTTGCCGCAAAGTCTACGAGGTTGCCACCGCTTGTGGACGAAAACACCGAGTCACGCGAAAGCGTGTTGGTGCTAGAGGTGTAAGTACCAACGCCAACTTCCCATTGGCCCGTCGTGGAGTCGTAAATCGTGTAATAGGTCGTGTTGCCGTTACCGATTACCGAGAACGCTTGATAGCCAACGGATGTGCCGCCAAGCGTGAGTGCGCCCGTACCCGGTGTCGCGCTGGTTTCCTTAACGCGATCCTTAAGGACTAATGCCATCGGTTACTGCCTCGTCATCGGTGCAGCGGGCAACGGTAACTGTTGCTGCACAATCTCCACGCCTGCTGCGCGTCCATCCGGGCCACGCACAATGCGTTTCGGCGCGGCCAACTTGGACATCTCTTGCGCGATGCGGCCAAGCGTTTCAGCGTGCTGTGCCGAAGCATCCGCGTGTTTGGCGGTCATGTCGGCATGGGTCGTTGCAATCTGGCTCATGGCATTCTTAATGTCCATGCCCATGTCTTGCACGATGCGCTCGGATACGGCTTGCTGCGCTTCCAGCATCGGGATGTCTAGGCCCGGATTGGCTTGGATACGCGCCACCATGATCTTCGCAGCGGTGTCCATCTCCATCTTTTGCTTTTCAAGCCGCTCTTGGAACGCCAACTCTTGCGCTTTGAGTTGCGATTCGTGCTGCTGGCGCATTTGCTCCAACTGCACTTCCAACTGCATCTTGGCTTGATCGCGCTGCATCTCGGCTTGCGCCTTTTGCTGCTCCAACTGAATCTTGGCTTGCTCGGCTTCGGCTTCCGGGTTGGGCTTGGGTTGACCCGCTTCCTGCTTCATCTGCTGAAGCGCGTTGTCCAACTCACCCTCAATGCCACGCGCTTGTTTGAACGCGCCAATGCCGTACTTAAGCAGTTCCATCATCATCGGAACCATTTGCGGCGAGGCTTGGGCAACCGGCAATGCTTGGTTCAAGAAACCGCCGTAGGCTTGGATGAACTCCAGCCGGTCGCGCTTGTTCTGCGCCTCGTCAATCTGCACCAGCGAGTCCGACGCAATTTCAATGCGAAAATTACGCAGGGGCTTGTTTTTGATTAGTTCCATGGCCTGCGGGATCAATTGCTGATCCGCTGGCGTCATCTGCTGCGCGGCGGCGTATTGCAGAATGGTTTCCGGCTGGAACTTGGTGCAGATGATCTGCGCCTTGAGGCGAATGAGGTCAGATGCAAAGAGGGAAACATCCTCTTGCATAGAGCGCAGTCTTAATCCCGCGTATTGCCCTTTGATTTGCTGCGCGGTCGCGGTTTCCGAGGCGGCACTTTGACCACGGATGATATCTGCGATGCCCGTGATTTCGTAGATTTGGCCCTTGATGTCGCTACGGGCTTGGTAGCATTGGATGAGGGCGGCGGCGATGGTATCCAGCGGGAGAAGGTCAACCGAACCTTTAAGGCCGCCCTTTTCAGAGAAGCCAGTCCATTTGTCCACAGGAATAAGCGCATTGTTGTCGCCCTCCGTCATCAGCCGTTGAAGCGCAGGCTGGCTTGCGTCATACACGCCACGCACGCGCAGCGCCTTTACCAAGCCGTCAATGCGGTCGGACAGAATGTCCAACTCCATGGCTTGGTCTTGGTACAAAACGAAATCGGGAACCGGAACAAGGCTGTCGCTGGTCGTGGTCGCAAATAGAGGTTTCGGGCAAGGCCAAAATCCTTCCAAGCCGAGCGGGTCATCGCGCTCGTCAATGATGGTCGGCATCCCCTTACACAGCCACACCACTTTGTTGCGCTCTTTGTCCCAGAGTTCGCAAATCTTGGCGCGGTTGTACATCTTCTTCTGTTCGTTGTAGGCGTTGAGCGGCTCCGGCCCTTGGTCTAGCGGTATCTTCCGCGCCATCTCCTCGCCAAAGCGTTCTGCAAGCGCCTCACGGGTCATGTAAACCCATCGCCACACTTGCGTGACCTCTTCCCATGTCCGAGCGGTGCTATGCCCAAAGTCCTTCCAATGGACGTAATCCACCGGGGCGCACTCGTATTCAATTTCCTCGGGCTGCTCGTTGGGTTCGCCTTCACCCGGCTCAATGTCCTCGGTAATCTCAACCCCGTCATCGCCCACGCCCTGCGGCGCAACGTGCGGCTCATAACGCACCCATGCGACACCACGGCCACCCAAGAAGCGGTCGGTGACGCACTCCTTCATCGTGGCGCGAAAGTCGGGGTAATGCTCAATCTCAAAGTCCACGGCCCGCTCAATGAGCAGGCTGGCAACGCGGCTAATCTGGTCGTTGTCGCCGAAACGTCGGGATACGTCGGCCTTCGGCAGTTTGGCGTAGACCGCCGGGATCAGCGTCTGGACGTTTGACCAGAGGATGTTGAACTTGGCGGTTTCGTTGCCCTGCTGTGAGCGCGTGTCATCGCGGTATCGCTTGATAATTTTCTTAACACGGGCGTTCCACTTGGCAAACTCGTTGTCATACGCGCCAATGGTTCGGAGGTAGCGTTCAACTTCTGTGCTGGCTTGTTGATCCATTAGCGTCCCGTCCGTAAGGCTTCGCGCTCATGCAGCAATTCGGCTGCGTTTTCGCTGGCTGCTGGTGATGCGTATTTGCCCAAATGTTTGCCGGTGCGTAA